TATTTTTTTGTAATATCTGAAATTGCACTTGTTGACAATCTCTTTCCGGTTTTCCCAAGAAATAGAGCCGGTGTATCGCGTACTGTTACAAGTTGATCTCTGTATGCTAACCATTTCTGCAATTCATCCAAAACTTTCGGAATTAAAATGAATGTATGAACTTTTTTCCCCTTGTCTGTTACAATCAAAGTTCCTTTATCCATATTTAAATTTTCTATATCCATATTGGATAACGCTGCGCAACGTACACCTGTAGAAAGGAAAAGTTTTATGACTGCAATATCCCTTTGTGACCAAATAGCTGATGGCTTTCTTGTTTTTCCTGTTAACTTATGATCAACATTATAAAGATACGTTTGTGTTTCTTCTGGAGTCAAATAACTCTTTTCTCTTCTTTCTATTGTTCTCTGTTGCTCTCTCTTTTTTGGCTTCGCAATTTCTTCCATATAATTTTTCGAAAAAATTTTATATGCAAACATACATTTTGAAAAAAGTTTTAACGCAGAATAAACTGCGATTTGATAAGAAGAAACTGTTTCTAATCCATTGTCTTTATCTTGTATTTTTGCCATATAGGATACAAAATCTCTCAGTTCGAGATCTTCTTCTTTTTCTTTTCCGGTGAACTTTAGAAATTTTAATACATCACACATATAAACATATTTTGTCTTTTCTGATAAATCATGCATATATAAAAGGAAGTCTTGTAGATTCTTAGACTTCCCTTTCATAGTGTTTTCGATTTTTCGTTTATATTTAAGTTTTTCTTCCTCTAAACCTGTCTGGACTCTTTCATTCATTTTATTCCTCCAATCATAAATCGGCAATTGCAGCAATAATTATAATAATAATGACCCCAATTGCGATAAAGGTTCCATAGTATCCGACGGCATATTCAAGTGACATAATATCTTCCTCCTAAAATTCACTATTTAAAAATGTATGACGGAAACATCAGCTCTAATTCCTCTTTTGAAATTTCCATATTTTTGTTTTGGCTTTTAAATTCTTCATCGAACTGATGATTTAATTTCAAAACATTGTAAGCACTTTCAATCACCCACTCCCTGATGAACTCCATATCTGATTCCGACAAATCATATCCATATAGTTCTACATACCTAATCAACTTCTTTCTTATACTTGTTTGTGTTGGGTTCCATTTCTTTTCTAAATTCTCGAACTTACGCACATCTGTTTGACAATATTCCTTGAACGTTTTTCTTTTCATATATTCTCCTTTCTTTGCAACAAAAAAACCGGCACATTTCTGTACCGGTTAATAACGTTCCTCTTTTCTGATTTTATTCAATTTTTCTTTCTTTTGATTAATGTGTCGTACTTTTGCTCGTGGCCTATATTTATCACAATGTTGACAATAGTGATTGTGATCTGCTTCTCTCCCTTTACTACATTGTCCTGCACAAATATAGTATAAGCATGGTGTTTCTCTTGTCTTACTCATCTTTTATCCACTCCTATCGGCATGATAATATAACCAGAAATACGGAACCCTCTGGACGCAGGTTCTTTTAAATCTGTTGCAATCCTACCTTCCTTAAATAATTTATGCATATTACAATGGATAGTTCCTTTACTCTTAATTCCAACACCTTTTCCAATCTCGTCATAAGACGGAGCATAACCATGCTCAAAAATGTAGTCTTTGCAAAATTCATAGATTTTATCTGTTGCATCCTGTATGTTATCATATTTATTTACCATAATTATTCTCCCTTCTTTTTAAAGACATCACTAACCTGCCACGAAATCATCTCATTTCCAAGCTCAATAATTCTATCCTTGAAATTTTGAACAAACTCCGCTGTAATAACTTTTACAATATTTGCATTGGTTGGTTCTATGCCATCTTCAACCAATGCATTAATAATATCATCTTTTGTCCATACAGTGTTCATATCTTTACATTTTTCTAGTTCATATCTCGAAATCGTTTCTTCAATAGTGTCAAAATCAACACATCCATAACCAATTCTCTCTCCGTTTTCAGCTAAATATAACATATAAAACATTCCTTCATTTTCGCCATTACCCCGTAACTCATCAATGTTGTTGCCATATACAATATCAATTAAATTCCCTTCCCATGGATGATCTGCATAAAAATCACAATCATAACCATCTTCTGCGTCGTATCTGTCATCTTCTTCTGTCACAATCATCATGTACTTTTTATCTGTTCTCATATTCTTTACCTCCACTTTATATATTGAACCTCTTCTGTCTTATACTTCAAAATCAAACTCGCTTAGACCGCCACTATCCATTACGTAAGCTTGTGCTGCTTCTGCATACGTTCCATCAAAATTTCCATTTTCAGTATCGTAATCACTAACATGATTTTCAATTTCAGATTCATAGAACGAAAAAATATTTGTAATTAAATTTTCCATTCCAGTTCTAGGTTCATACCCCTGTTTTCTAATCCATGCTGCCATGTAATCATAATCGCACCATTCTTCTTTCGGATATTGTGAGTAATCTTTTTCTTCTGTCCATCGTCCAAACCAATCAACCATATTTGCACCTCCAATCAAATTCGACTTTCATCTCGCTATTATAATTTTGTTTGCATGATCATAACTGTATCCCTTCTTGTTTACAAACTTATCGAGCGCTTTGAACATATCCCTTTCAAGCTGTTCTACCCAATTATTCGCATTCCAGTCCACACAAACAGTGTAATTAAGATATTCGCCAAGATCCCAGCTTTCATCGTCTTCTCCTGTTTTAATGCACG